AAAAAAACTCTCAGGCGAAAATAAAATACAATATGAAAACCGGGGCGTTATTCCTGAGTTCTCTCTAATGTCTCGTAAACCCGGGATCGGTGCTAACTACTGTGAAAGAAATAAAAAGTTCCTTAAAGAAAATGTGTGTTGTATTTCCAAAGGATCTAAGGTTACTCTGCCGCGTTTTTACCGGGATCGCATATTTACCGGAGATGACAAAAATATTATCCACGCCCTCGCGCAGGACTTCAATCAAGAAAAATTTGAAAAAACAAAAGCGCAAGCGCAAGCGCATGAGGGCTTCCAAGTTATAGATTACCAGAAAGGGCAGCGCATACAACACGGCGCGGATCTACTGGCGCGGCAAGGTCTTAAAAAAAGGAAACTATGAAAACTCTTATCTCTATTCTCTTGAAAACTCCTATCCTTCGTTCTATCGTTGCAAGTGTCTTACACGGCGTCTTACAGGTGTTACACAAAACCATACAGGAAGCAGATGAAAAAATGGAGACAGAATTCAAGCGTGCAAACTCTATCCGGGATCTAGCCGGTACGATTATTGACGAGGTACGAGGAAGATAGTACCGGCAAACCGGATCTTGAGGACGCTTGACAACTGTCTCCAAAATCTGTATGCTCCCTGTGTTGGTTCTGTTACTCGCTTATGCGAAATGTTCTCCCTGCTATTCGCAACGCTCTTATTAAAGCGTTGCCCGGGGTCCGGGGTGGAGCCCCGGAAAGCGGTACAGTGTACCGCGTTTAAATCTTTCTCTCGCTAGTCAAGGAGTGTTTCAAAATGAACAAAGATCAAATTACTGCACTTGTACAGGAAGATCTTGGCAAAAAGATCAAGATAAAAACTGTCGTCATACAGGATCTTATATGGCCCGGACACATTGAGATCAGGGCCTACACGGATAACGGCGAAGCGTTCTCTGCCTTGTATGAAAATAATGACAAGGTCTCTAAGTTCGTTCCAGTTCCAAAGGACGGTGGCAAATAATGAAAAACTTTACTTCTAACAGGTCGGTCTTTGATCTCACTCACGAGAAAAAACTGTCCTGTGATATGGGCAGTCTCGTTCCGATCCTTACTGAGGAAGTTCTGCCCGGTGATACTTTCCGGGCTAAAACTGAACTTCTCGTTCGTCTCTCTCCTCTCCTCGCTCCGGTGTACCACCGGATCAACGCCTTTACCCACTACTTTTTCGTTCCCTCGCGCCTGCTGCAAACTAACTGGGAAGCATTTATAACTGGCGGCGTTAATGGGACTGACGCTACTGCGATCCCTACTGTTACCTCAGGCGCAGGCGGCAAGGCCGCCGGCACTCTTTGGGATTATTTCGGTCTTCCCACCGGCGTTAATAACTTCTCTGCACTCGCTTATCCTTTCCGGGCTTACCAGATGATCTACCGCGACTGGTATATGGATCAGACGCTTAACACCGCGCCTACGATCTCTTTTGGAGACGGAGCGGATACTACTACTTCTCTGGATCTCCGCACTCGTTGTTGGGAAAAGGATTATTTCACTTCCGCGCTTCCGTGGTCTCAGCGCGGTACTGCGGTATCTCTCCCTCTCGGTACTTCGGCGCCGGTGTCTGTTGATGGCGCGGCTACTGGCACAGGTACGGATAAAATCGGTCTTTATTACAAGGGTGGTACTCCTGGCTATAAGTCTATGTATGGTGCCGCGGCTGATGTAGGCGCGTATACTAACGCTACTAACGCTTCCTACAATATGTACGCGGATCTCTCGTCTGCGACTGCCGCTACGATCAACACCATAAGGCAGGCGTTCCAGTTGCAGCGTTGGCTTGAAAAAAATGCTCGGGGCGGTGCGCGTTATATTGAAAGCGTCATGGCCCACTTCAACGGCGTTCGCCCGGAAGATTACCGCGTTCAGCGGCCTGAGTATCTTGGCGGCGGCAAGTCTCCTATAGTCGTCTCTGAGGTTATCCAGACTGCGCCTACTGCCGCCGGGGTCACTCCCATTGGTACTATGGCTGGTCATGCGTTCAGCGCACAAGCTTCCCACGAGTTCACTAAGTCGTTTACTGAACACGGCTATATTATCGGGATCCTCTCTATTATGCCGCGTACCGCTTATTATCAGGGTTCGCCGCGTATGTTCAACCGCACTTCGCGGCTTGATTTCTACTGGCCTGAGTTCGCCCACCTTGGGGAACAGGGGATCCTCCAAAAAGAGATCTACGCTGACGGCACGGCTAACGATAATGGTATTTTCGGGTATGCGCCGCGTTATGAGGAATACCGTCAGAGGGAATCAACTTTCCACGGAGACTTCCGCGGATCTCTGGACTACTGGCATATGGGGCGCAAGTTCTCGGGCGCACCTGCTCTAAATGCTACTTTCGTTACTGCGGATCCTACCAAGCGTATTCACGCGGTAACTACCGCTCACACCTGTTGGGTACAGGTTCTTAACAGCGTCTCCGCTATTCGTCCTATTCCCCGGCAGGGTACACCTGGTATGATAGATCACGGCTGAGGTTAAACTATGCTTAAAGCAAAAGACATTCGGTCTATTCTTGATCTTAAAGACTTCAATGATGATGAAGTCAACACGGAGAAGTCTATGACGGATCCTGAACAGGATGAGCCGATCGGCGCGCTTGTCGCGCGTATGATGAGAGGCGAACAGGTCTCTTTTCGTGAAGCGTCCTACGATAAATTGGACGGCCTGTCGGTAGATCAGGCTTTTGCTTCAATTCCTGAAGTATCCCGGCCGGGATTCGATATAGCCGATTCTCAGGCTATTGTAGAGGCCGCGCAGAAAGCGCAGGCTGATCTTGATGCGGCTAAAGCCGCTGAATTGGCGGCGAAGTCTGCGCCGCCGCCTGTGCCGGCTCCTTTGCCGGCTACTCCCCCGGTTATTCCACCGGTTGCGAATACCTGAGCGTGCCCAATATAGATACTTGATAATATTGGGCTGAGTGGTACGTAGTAACACGATAAAAAAAAATATGGCTTTCTGGGGTCCTTTAATTGCCACTATTGCCGGTTCTGCTATTACCGGTATGTTCAATCGCGATGCCCAAAGTGAAGCAAATAGCGATAGTGTAAAATTATGGCGTGAGCAGTCGGCATACAATACACCTATAAACCAGATGAAGCGTTTAGAGGAAGCCGGTTTAAATCCTAATCTCGCTTATGGTCAGATCGCTGATAGTAAGGCTTCAACACCTCCTCAAAGGGGTGCGGTTAAGTATGATCAGCCGCATTTCAATTTGGCTGACTATGCTCAAGTAAGAAATATGCAAGAGCAAAACAAACTTATTCGCGCTCAGGCTTTTGGTGCTGAGGCAGACGCTAAACTTAAGGCGCATGTCGCGGAATATTATAAATCAACAAATTCAGTTCCGGGGGATCCTCCGTGGTTCCGTTCCGCTGTAAGGGCAAAAGGTTTAATCGGAGATTACTTGGATTCTGTTAAAAATCAGTCAGGATCTAATCTTAAACAGATGTCTGAATTTCTCCGTGGTGGTCTCAAAAATGTTATGCCTAAAGGCGGGCAAATTAATTTCGTTGATAAAATCCCTACTTGGGAAAGGTTGGAAAAAGGCAAATGAAAAAACACGGATCTAAAAAAAAGTTCTATAAACAGGCTCGCCGCGTACACCCTAAAAACCTGATCAGTTCATCGGGCGGCCTTACTCGCGGTGGCTATCGCCTTTAATGCCTTGCCTACGGCCTGTCCTTGTTCAGGACAAGTCCACCGGCGGGGTTATGTATGTTAAATGCGGTCGGTGTATGTCCTGTCGTATCCAGAGGGCCCGCATGTGGGCCCTCCGCATTACTCACGAGTGCCGTGATTATACGGAAAATATATTCGTCACTCTTACTTATTCACCGGAGTATATACCAAAAAACAACTCTTTAGTTAAACACCACGCGCAGGACTTTTTCCGCAAGCTGCGGAGGATTACAGGTCGTAAGGTACGCTACTTCTTGGGGGCTGAGTATGGAGATCGCGGATTCCGTCCACATTATCACATTTGTCTATTTGGTTGGTCTGTATCTGACCGGGCAACTCTCGAGCAAGCCTGGCCCTGGGGGTTTATCCATATCGGCGGTCTTACTTTTGATAGTGCTTGCTATGTGGCTTCATACACTCTAAAAAAACTCTCAGGCGAAAATAAAATACAATATGAAAACCGGGGCGTTATTCCT